GCCGGCGGGGTTCTTCCGGTTCTTCAGCCGCAACAGCGTGGTCACGCCGTCGAGCGAACCGAGCAGCGACATGACGTGAGCCCGCGCCATGGTGCAGTCCATCTGGTGCGGCGACATCGGGCTCCACCCCATGCGGGCGGCGCACACGAAGTGCCAGATGGCGAGTTCGAACATCGCGTTGTGGGCCACGACGGTCATACCCGAGGCAATCGCGTCGATCAGTTCGCGCGGCGGCGGGTCGCCCCGTCGCCAGCGCTTCACGGTGCCTCCGCCCCACTCGTCTTCGATGCACCAGCAGGCCCACAACACCGCTGTCGTCGGGTCCATGGCGTATCGCATGGCCCCGCAGGTCTTCAGGTTGACGGCCGACCGCGTTTCAAAATCCAAATGGAGCTTAGGCATCAGAGCTTCACGCGCTCGGGCTTGAAGATCGAGCGGTTGACCGCCATGAACCCCTGCTCGATTGCAGTGCGGCCGATGGCGAGCCAGCGCTTATCAACATCGTCACGAGCCGCCAAGTCGTCGAGGATGCGCAGCGCCTGCTCCTCGATAATCTTGTTGCCGTTCACGAGCGCTACCGCGTCGTTGCTCTGGTCGCGATAGCCCGCGACGGGCAAGCCTTTATTCGTCATGTCAGTCGGTCTCCTGTTGCTGGGGCGGTCAGGCCACCGGACCTTTGCCGTCGTGGGTGTCGGTCTCGGCTTCCTCGGCCGCGCCCTCGGGCATGTCCGGTATCTTCTTCGTCGGCCATGCCTCCATCAGGTCGGCATGCTTGCGGGCCGCCTCGACGATGTCAGGCGCAGCGCCAGCGGTCGCGGCAGCAGCCGCCCAAAAGCGGACGGTGTTGGCGGCCACCGCGTCCTGCGCGCGAAGCAGGAACACCGGCTCGTCTTTCGGGATTTTGCGGGTGCGGCCGTTCGTGGTGATCTCGTTGTAGTCCTTGCGGGCGTGTTTCATCGCGCGCTCCTCTGTCTCGCTGCTTCAGGAAAGAGCCGGGGCCGAAGCCCCGGCAGGGTGGATCACTCCCACTCGCTCGTCGCCGAGGCGGTGGTCGTGGACGACGGGCTGTCCCAGTCGTTCTGCGCGACGCCCGAGTTCTGCATGATCTGGTTCGCGTTCGGGTCTTCGATGGCGACGCTGTCGCCCCAGTCCTCGGGCGAGCCGCCACCGCCCCCGCCGCTGCCGAACGAGGTGTCGTCCCCGAGCTTCATGACGGACTGGAGGCCGAAGAACTCGCCGGGGTTGCCGGTCGAGGTGGACTTGATGATCTTGTATTTGATGTCCACCCACGCGCCAGCGTAGAGGAGCTTTTCGATCTCCTCGGGCAGGAGCGCGACGACACGGCCGTCCTTCCTGTGGAAGCAAGGCACCGCCTTCTCGGACTTGCCCGAGACGAACGGGAAGCTCGGCACATAGCCGGCGGTCGTGGCGTTGATCGGGTCGAGCCCCCCGTCATTGACGGACACCTTCAGCGCCTGGTCCTTGACCGCCGAGTTCTTGTTCTTCGGATCGAGCAGCACCATCGGGTCGGTGACGTTCGGGTAGTCGCGGCGCACGGCCGCCTTCAGCGCCTCCATGATGACGCCGATGTTCTTGTGCACGAAGATGCCGGAAGCCTGGTACTTCGGCTTGTCGCCGGGCTTGCTGGTCTTCGGCAACTGGGGCTTCGACAGGCTCGGCCACGAGAGGCGCACGGCCCCCGTGTAGAGCAGGCCGCCCTCGGCGATGCGGGGCTGGTTCCCCTGAAGCAAGCGCGTCAGGAGATCGGGGGCAAGGTTCGACTGGAACCGCTGGTCAATGGTCGTCATCAGGTCTCTCCGTTAGGATCAGATCGTCACTGCCGAGGCAAAGCCGGCCTCGTCTACGGCAAGGGGATTGACCGCGTCCCCCTTCGCGTCTTCGGGCACAAGCTTCAGGCCCGAACTCTGCTTGATGACGTGCTCGGCCATCGCCTTTACGCCATCCTTGCCCGCGTTGAGCTTCACCAGCTTCTCGGCCTGCGCGACCGAGAGCGTCTTGCGCGGGGCGTACTCGTCCTCGTCGAGCATCGTGTTCTCGGCGAACCAGCGGCGCACGGCCTCCTCGTCCAGCCACTTCCGGCGCGCCTGCTTATCGACGAACTTGAAGCCCGGCGAGTAGCCGGTGCCGGCGGCGTGCGCCTCGGCCGCGCGCTCGACGCCGTCGATCCAGGCTTGCAGGATCGGCAGCACCTTCAGCGTGTCGAACAGCTTGGCCGGGTTGCTGCGCATCGCCTCGGCCGAGGGGAGTGTGACGAACACCGGGTCGAGATCGCGCTGGTCCATCCACTCGGTGACTTGGTTCGGCACGGCAACGGCTCCATTGAACAGGGCGGCGCAGGCTCCAGCCTCGGCTGCGGGGCACCAGTGGCACTGCTCGCCGCCGGGAACGAAGGGCGGCTCCTCGCTGCGGGCCAGGGCCACAGCCGCGTCCACGTCGTCGCTGAAGGCGATCAGATCGCCGGGGCTGTAGATGGCGGTGCGGATCGGCGTGCCGACCTGGCAGCGTGGCTGGATGATCGTCGCATCGACCCGCTCGACAGGCAAGTCCGGCAGGCCAAACAGGACGCAGGACGCATAGAGCTTCATCTGCGGCGTGGTCTCGGGGACGTACTTGCCGCGCCCATGCTTGTAGTCGATCACAATCAGGAGCTTCAGCGACGGGATGTAGATCACCACGTCGGCCGTGCCGCCGATCTCGGTAGGGGCGTAGCCGACGATCAGTCCGTCCTCGTCGTAGACCGGCGTGGGGGTCGGCATGGGCAGGGTGAACTGCCGCTCGACCCACATGATCGCGTCGGGGTAGCGCTCCAGAATTTCGTTGATGTGATCGACCGCCTTCTGCACGGCCTCGACATCGTCCAGTTCGAACTCGGGCCAGCCCGCTTGCAGCGAGACGCCGTCGAACTCCAGCACGCTCTCGCGGCGCTCACGAACGGCCAGTTCCAAGAGGGCGTGAGCCCGCGTCCCGGCGGCCATGTGCTCGTTCTCGACCTGCGGGGGCAGGGTGGCGCACAGCTTGGCGCTGCCGGGGCAGGCGAGCCAGCGGTGAGCACTGGAGCCGCCGAAGGTGAGGTGCTGTTTCTCGGTCATGTGCCCGCCTTGAACTCGTCGTGGCAGTCTCCGTCGATCCACGAATAGCCCGTGGAGAGAAGCAGCTTGCCGTCTTGCAGGGTGGCCCCGAGCCAGCGGACCCGCCAATCGGTGTCCGCGTCAGCGAGGTATAGCTTCGTGTCGTCGGGCAAGCCGGCGAGAAGCTGCTTCAGTTCACGGATCGTCGTGACATCCGTAGCTCCCGCCGGCCGCGGGCGCTTCGGAAGCTTCTCGGCGATGTCGCGCAGGCGCTGCGCCACCTCGTCCGACTTGGGGTCGGCCGGCAGGTTCGCAGCCGCGTCTTTCAGCGTCGAGGCAGCGGCGTCTTGGCTGACCTTGTCGGTCGGTTCGGCCGGCGCGGGGTCCGGCTTCGGGCCGGGCTCCTGCTTGGGCTCGGGGTTCTGCGAGCCGGGAGCCGGGGCGTCGTCCCAGTTCTCGGCCGCTTCCTTGGACGCGGCGGGCGCGCCCTTGTTGCTCTGCTTGGTCATCGGATCACTCCAGTTGCACAGGGGCAGGAGCGCCCCCGTGCCTAGCTTAACGCATCAGAGCGTGATTTCGCCACGGCCGATCTTCTGGAGATCGGAAAGCAGGCGAGCGCGGTCGCCCTCGGCCGTCGTCTTCAGCGTGCCGGGCGAGCCATCGGCCTTCTTGAAGTTGTTGGCGATGTAGGTCTTGACCTTGTCCGGCCCGCCGTTGCCGACCTTGCCGGTCGCGGTGTTCGCGGCGGCAATCAGATCGGCATCGCTCGGCACGGCCGCGCCGCCCGCGTCAGAACCGGACGCCGCAGTCGAAGCGCCCTGGCCCGAGCCGGCCTGGGCAGACTGGCTCGCCTGAGCAGCGCCCCCCGAAGGGGCAGTCTCGGTCTTCTTCGTGGTCGTCGCCGCCGGCTTTCCCGTGGTGACAGCGACTTCCTTGCCCGCGAGTGCAGCGGCGATGCGCTCCAGGTCGGCCGGGTCGTTCGTCTCAATGTTCAGCGTGATCTTCATGTCGTCCTCTTGGGTTGCGAGCTAGGTTTGTTCGCGCATAGGAAGTTATGCAATCCGGCGTGGCGCGTCAAGCCGGAATGTTCGATCAGCCCCAACGCCCCGGCTTGTAGTCCTCGGGGTAGCCGTTGTTCCGATCCGCCAGCAGGAGCCGGTACTTCTCCTCGACGGTCTGGCTGTGCATGACGTGCAGGCAGTGCAGCGCATACTGCGCCAGCGCGTCAACGGGAGCGGCCGTGTCGGGCGGCACCAGGTGATGCCGGCTTAGATCGCGGTCGTCGAGCGTGATGGTCAGAACGGTAGCGTGCTTGGCCTCGTCGCGCTCGACCTTCAGCTTCGAGTTCTGGACCTTCTGCATGTCACAAATCCCGACGGCGGATGACCAGGGGGCCGTTGATGTAGCTCACGACGCGCACCACGATCCCGCGATACTCGCGGTGGCCGTCGCCGCCACGGGCGAAGACCAGGTCGGACTTCAGATCGACGGCGTCGCGGGCGAAATTCGCGAAGCTCTCCTCGCCCCAAAGGATGATGAGATCGCGCTGTGGGTTCAGCCGCTGGTCGTCGTTCATGAAGGCGACGATTGCGTTCGCGATAATCGCCTGCGCCGTGCCTTCGAGCACGACGGTCTTGGTCTGAACCACCTCGGTCTTCGGGACGTAGTTGTGGACCAGGAGCCCGGCCCGGTCGGCGAGACGCCAGAGGAGGCGCTGGAGCCAGGTCGTCGGCGGCAGCGCCTGCGTTATCGGGGGCAGGAACTTGGGCACGATGCGGTACCGCAGCACTAGCTGCGCAGTGTTGAACGGCTGGATCGGGGTCATGCGTGGTTCTCCTTTCGGGCCATGGCCTCTTGCAGGTTGTCCTTGTCGGTGATCGAGACGATGGTGTTGGCCTTGCGGGTCACGATGTTCGCCACCGCGTCGTCGAAGCTGTTCGACAGCATCACGAAGCGGGCGAAGGTCGGCCGGTTCTGACCCTTACGGCGGATGCGGCGCACGGCCTGGACGTTGTCGGCCGGGGTCCACGAACTCTCCAGCATGTCGAGCCGGCAGGCGGCCGTCATGGTGAGACCCGTGCCGGCGGCGGTGATGTTGCCGCAGATCACGCGGACGCCTTTCGGATCGTCCTGGAACGATCGCACGGTGTCCTCGCGCTGGCGCTCGGATGTCCCGCCGACGATCATCTCGGCGCGGATGCCGTGGCTGTTCAGGTGCTCGGTGACGATCTGCAAGCCCCGGCGGTGGTGGCCCATGACCACGAGCTTGTCGATGGTGCCCGACTTCAATTCCTCGGTGATGAGCCTGGCGTAGCCGGGGGCCTTGGCCTCGGCGATCATAGCCCGCAGCGTGGCGATGTGCGTGCTGTCGTCGAAGGACAGCGCGCCACCTCCCGCTTCGATGCTCTGGAGAATGCGGTCGGACAGGCCGGGGTACTGTTTCAGGTACTCGACCACCTCGCGGCTGTCGCCCTCGACCGGAAGTACGTCTAGTCGGATTGGCGGGAGCGTGCTGCCAACGTCGGCGAAGGTCCGCATCAGCGACATGTCGCGGAGCATGGCCTGTAGCTCGGGCAGGGCTTCCTTGCGCACGGAATTGGCCACGGAGAAGGTGCCGATGCGCTGCTTGAAGAACCGCTTCTGGAACGCGGTGAAGTCGAGCTTGGTCTGACCCGCGAGACGGAGCGGAACCCACAGGTCAGCGGGGTCGTTCTTGATCGGCGTCCCGGTCAGGCACCAGACATAGCTCGCCATGCCAGCGATGGCCCCGATCCCGTCGCCGCGATCCCCGACGATGGCCTTGGTCCGCTTGGCGTCGGGGTTCTTCAGATAGTGGCTCTCGTCGATGATGAGGCAGTCGAAGAAGTCGCTCGCGATGTCGCGCCACCACTGGGTCGCCTGCTCGAAGCTCATCACCAGGACATCAACCCGGCCCTTTTGCCAGGCCACGAGATCGAAGATGCTGTCGGCCTTCACGACGCGCGGGTTCTTGCGGCCCCACAGCTTGAACTGGTAGGGCCAGACCTGTCGGACGCCGGCCGGACAGATGACGATGGTGCGCTCGGCGTTGACCAGTTCGCATGCGCGGATAGCTTGTCCCGTTTTTCCGAGACCCGGCTCGTCAAAAATAGACGCCCTGTAGCTGGCAGCCAGGAAAGCCGCTCCCTCTAGTTGGTACTGTTCAAGTTGCATGTCAGCCGAACCGTCCAAATTCGCCATGGTACTTTTCTGAGCCTTTGCGATACGCCTCTGCGGCGGCTTCGATGCTACTAAACCGCCCGAGATGAACAGTCCGGCCGTCTACGCTTATCTTGGCCTGCCAGCGGCCGGTCCACTTGTCGAAGGTAACGCCCTTTACGCCGCTGGAGTTATCTCTGCGGCGTCGAGAGTTCCGCATGTTCTCGGTGTGCGTAGCCAGGCGCATGTTGGACCTTCGGCAATTCAGGCCGTCTCCATCGATGTGGTCAACGTGATCTCTGCCCGTAGCGCCCGTTAGGACGCGGTGCAGCCTGAAGTGTCGGTCTTTGCCGCCGACCTTCTGTGTCCTAACTGCGTAAAACGTGTCCGTAGCCTTCTCGGCACACCAGTTTCGCCCCGCCACAAGAGGCACATCAGCGGCGTCTATTACCGCTTCTTTGCCCATTGTCAGAGGCACGAAGGCCGTGTCGCCTTCGATCCTGATCCGCCTGACCTTAACCACGACGGGCAGCTTTCTCGGCCGCAGCCGCCTTCAGGAACTGGAAGTGAGTGTGGGCGTGCCGGACACCGGCCAGCCGGGCTTCCTGCCTGCACCACAGGGCCGTCTCCAGGTGTCGTGTGCAGGTGCGGTAGGCGTGCACGCTGGTCAAGCCCCGGCGCTGCGCCATGGTCTGCACGCGCCCCAGCAGGTTCTTGATTTCCTGCTTCGTAATCACGGTTCCATCCTCATGCAAACGTAGCTCGGCCAGATCGCCAGACTCACGACGGTGACACTGCACCTCTGTTCCGCGAGGCCCGGTAGAAACTCGACGTGGAGCCCCTTCATGTGCCCATCATCGACCACGATCCCGAGCGCGTTGGGGCTCGTCTTGGTCGGACCCTTCAGCACGTCAGAGACGAGCTTGATCCGATTGTCGATGTCGCCGCGCATCTTGGGGTTCAGGTCGAGCCACAGCCCATAGCTACCGGCTTCGAGCACCGGCAGGTATTGGCCGTATCCGTGTTCCTCCAGCACTTCCCGCTCCCAAAAGCGGTACTTCGCTGTCTTCATGGTCAGGTGGCTCCCCCGCCGAGCCGCGAACGCATCGTTCACGGACGGCGGGAGAGGCAGGTTCACCGAGACGAGGCTCGCCCGCTCACGCATTACGCGCCTTCGGGCTTCAGGACATCGGCGGTGGACAGGGCGGCCTCGACGGCGTCGATGGCTTCCCGGCGGCCCGCGAGTTCAGCACGCAGGCGCTGCACCTGATCGGGCTTCAGGCCGGGCCACGGGCGCTTGCCGTTGCGGACCTGCGAGTAGTAGCCCTTGGACATGCCGAGCAGGGCCGCCATCTCGCCATCAGCGATCCCGGCCGCGCTCGCGAGCCCCGGCAGGTTTGCAGCGGTCGCGGCCGGCTCGGCATCATCCCAGCCGGCGTCCAGGGCAGGCGCAGGGGCCTCGCTGGCGGGCTCGTCATCCCAGGCGGTAGTCTCGGCCTCGGCCGGACCTTCGACGGCGTCCTTGAACGCCGCAGCCTGGTCAGCGCGGTCAGCCGCCTCGTCCTCGGCGATCTCGGCCTTGGTCCGGCGGGCCTTGCCCGGCGACGGCTTGCCGCGCTCGCGAGCCGGGGGCAGGACACCGCCGGGGTTGACGATGCGGTCCAGTTTGTCAGCCTGTTCGTCGGCCCACGGATCGACCGCGTCGGGCTCGTCTTTCACCTCGGCGTCCGGCTCGTCCCATTCGTCGCCGCCCTGGTTCACGAGCAGCGACTGCGGCACGTCGGGCTTGCTGCCGGACACGATCCCGAGCTTCGACAGGCGCGGGTCGAGTTCGACATAGAGGGCCACTTCCTCGGCCGAGCGCGCCGGCACGTCGTAGCTCTGGACCGCGACGCCGAAGGCTTCACGGGTCGCCTCGACGCGGGCCTGCCAGTCAGGAGCCGCCAGGACGGCCGACAGGTCGATGTCCGGCCCGTCGTATAGGTGCTCGTTCAGGACGGTCTCCAAGTCGGCCAGCGGGCCGTCCTCGGCGATTGCGACATCGAACTCGGTCGCGACCGTCTCGGCGATCTTGCCGAGCCCGCGCGACATGGCCGACCGGGCGCATTCGATGGCGGTGTCGTTGCACGCCTTCGTCACGACCGCGAGCGTCGGGGTCGAGCCCTCGGGCCACAAGGTCGGGTCGTCCTTCATCGACAGCCCGAACTCGGCTGCGGCCTTCTCGGCGGTTTCCTTGAAGCTGAACATGGATTGTCTCCGGTTGATCTCGCATAGATTGTTATGCGTTTTATCGGGCCGGGTCAAGCACTGGCGCTCACTACTGCCGCCCGAGAGCGGCAGGGTGTCAGCGTCGTGCAGGTAGCAAGGCTACGCACTCGCCGGTTAGCTCCGTGTCGACGCGCTGCCATATGGTTAAACTGCGGACATCACCGGCTTCGATTTCGTCAGCGCGGGAGAGCATGTCCAGCATCGCCTGCTCTTTTGTGGCGTCCGTAACGTGCGGAGCGTAACGGTCCTCTTTGCGGATCGCGCGAGCCAAGTTACGCCAGTCGTCAGCGACTTTTGACAGCGCGGCTTGCAGCCGATCTCCCGTTACAATCTCGCCGGTGTGAGTGCGAAAGTCCATGTCGGGCTCCTTAACGGTTGAGTGCAGAATGGCAGGTGTCGAAGCTGTGGCGCTCCAGGCAGGTCGTCATGGCCTGGTCGCGCATGTCGATCCGCGCCGCGACAAGCGTGATGCAAGCCACGAGCGCCGCGAGGATGACGCATTCGATAAATCTGGCGGGTCCGATCAACATGAGCCGCTTTCCCTTTTCCGGTTGATGTGCTGGAGCAAGGCGCTCCCCATTGCCGGCCCGATCTGGACCGGCAAGGCGGGAACGTCACGCCTAGACGATCTCAGGGCCGTTGCCGCCGTTCTGCCACGGGATGTTGATGAACCGGAACGCGCGGCCTTCCGCGTCGCGGGCCTCGTAAAGCGGCGTGGCGTATAGCTGCCGGCTTCCGACTAGCTCAAAGCCGACAAGGTGGAATGATGCGATGCCCGCGACGATCTCGGCAACGCTCGCAAGCTGCCGGCGGTAGCGCTTCGCCTGAAGCTGCGCTAGCCCTGTGTCGTGAAGCTCGCCGACCACGCGCGGCTTGACCCGGTCGAGTTCATCGCATGCGGTGTCGAGATCGCGCGCCGTGACCTTGACTTGCGTGCGGCTGACACTCCAGCCCGCTTCGCGCTTGTTCAGCGCGGTCAGGGCCTTCCGCAGCCCGATAACATTTGTTTTCGTGATCTCGCCTGACCGGATGGCGGCTAGGTGCGCGTCAAAGGTTTTCGACATGGTGCCAACTCCTGTTTGCTGAAGCGTGGCGCTTCGGATTACCGCCCCAAAGGGCGGCAAGGTCGAAACGTCAGGCTTCCGGCTGATCCTGCCATGTGACAAACAGAATGCAGCACATGCGATACGGCCGGAACGTGAAGCCTTCGCCCGTGTCTTCAGTGACGCCGCGAAGGCCCGTGATGCCAATGGCCGCCTTGGCTTTGCGCATGATCTCGCGCTGTTGCCGCTTGCACGCGGCGCGATAAGAGCCATCGGTCGAGCCCGTGTAACCGTAATGCACAAGCTCAGGCACGGTGATGTCAGCGCGGCGAACCCATGAATAGTTGGCTTCGCCCGCGAAAGTGTCAGTCCATTCGACGTGGTAGCTGTGGCCGGGCATGTCGTGAACTCCTGTTTGCGTGGTTGATGTCCTATACCTAAGCCTAGGCGAACCGCGTGTCAAGCGGGTTGCGAACAAAAGTTTTCAATTCCACTCATTCCACGGGAAGCAGCCGGTTTGCAGCACGGCGCGCACGTCCGATGCGAGAAACGTCATGCCGCCAGTCGCGACGATTGGCTCGCGAAAGCCTGACATGGCCAAGCCGCCGACGCGCGAGCCGGCCGGATAGCGCACGGTCCTATCGGCATTGAACCCGCGATCAACGCGCCAGGTCAGCGCTTCGCCGTCCAAAGCGAACCGCGCGCGGATCAGGTCGCGCCAGTGGTTCGCGTTGTCCAGGTCGCGCGCATCGGCGGGGATAAGCCCGGCGTTGATTTGCCATGGCCATTCGCCACCGTGCTCCAGCGCGTAGGCGACATCGACAGTTAGCAGGTTCATCCGCTTGGCGTTGATAAGACGGCCGCGCCCATACACTGGCTTGCCGCCGGCTCGCGAGCCCCATGGCGCACGCACCATGCCGCGCCATGACGCGGGACAAACCGGAGACCAATGCAATTCGCCATTCTCGACTGTGAATAGGTCGAGCACGCGAGCGGGGATGTCTGCTAACTCATGAGCGGGCTTGAATGCGGGCATGTGCTGCTAACTCCTGTTTCCCTAGGTATTAGACGTAGCCGTTATGGTAGGTCGGTTTAGCATCCAATTCCCGTATAAGGCAAGCCGGCAAATCCGGCTATTTGCCGGGTTATGCGACATCCTAGCGTCTAGGGATAAGCGCTAGGCGTTGCCAGCGCTCGCCTTGCGCTACGGTGTCGCTGTGGGTCGAGTGTTACAGCCGATCCGTTGGCGGTTCGCTGCTTAGGCTGGAGCGCTGAAGCGCCTAGTCTTAGGTTAAGGCAGGGTCGTTGTGACGTGCACAAGCGCAGCGGTCGAGTTGCTGACTTGCCGGGCCTAAGTCAGCACTTCAGCGAGCCACCTAACCGCGACCTAGCGAACTATTGTTAGCAGGCAATTGCCTAACCATATCAATGACTTAGCGGCTTGGCCGAACCGCGCGCATTGCCGATTTGATGCGAAAACTGAAGTTTGCAGCCTGCCAACTTCGAGGCCGGGGGAGCCCCCAACTCGTTTGCATCGCGCGGCGCGGGGCGACACACGCAATTTTCCGGGACATCTGACCCTGCTAACTTTTGTTTTCAGCTATTCGGTCGGACTGCCGACCTAGCGAACATACGCTTTCAGAGATCGACCCCTTTAACCGGCGAACCAGCAAACTTCTGTTCCAGCACGGTACAGCGAACTTTTGTTCCGGCGATACTGCCGCAACCTGTAAACTTCTGTTCAGCGTGCGTCGGTGATCCAGTGTCCAGCCCGGCCGGTGATACGTCGCGACGCCTGCCTCTTGACAAGGCCGAGCGCCCATGGCCATTTGCGCATCGGGTGAAGGTCGTCGGTTCAAATCCGACCCTGTGACCGTCAGCGGCCGCGGGTAGCTCAGTCTGGTAGAGCGCACCGAACGGGAGACGCGGGTTCAAATCCCGCCTGGTAGGGTAACGCCTTCCGGTAGCTCAGCGGTTAGAGCGCCCGCCTATTGTGGAGGTAGTCATGCCCGGTGATCCGAAGGCTTCAGAGCAGGTGACGCACGACATGCGGTCGAGTGTCCCGCTGCGCTCGGTCTGGCGCGCGAAGTTCAGCGTCAACGGCGGCCCCGAGCAGTTCACGGACTGGACGGCCATCGGCGAGATGCTGTCGGTCCCGGCCGGCGCGACCTATCTCGGGGCCGAGTTCGACGGCGAGGTGATCGCTGGCGGCCCGTGGCTCGTGGTCGGCGGAGGGCCGAAGTCGTGATTATCAAGATGATCGACGGCGTCACGCGGGTCATCGGCAAGGCGCAGGGCTATCTCGGGCTCCCGCTGCGGGACGAACTGACGAACTGCTCGGTCGGCGGGGTCGTCCCGTCGATGGTCACGGCTTGGGAGCCGACCCCCGAAGAACTCGCCGCGCTGAACGCCGGGGGCGCAGTCTATCTGCGCATCCTCGGGACGGCGCACCCGCCGGTCATGGTGTGGGCAGAGGGGCCGAAGAATGCCGAATGACGGCCGCCTGACCAACGCGATCCCCGGCCCGCGCGCTTTCGAAGGCACGAAGGCCGGCAAGCTGAAGCTGCCCGCGCCGCTGGCGGCCGGCATCCTGCCGCCGGACGATAGCCGGATGTGGCTGTTCGTGCCGCGCTCGGTGCAGCAGGGCGAGAGCTTCATCCAGGACGATACGCGCGACTGGTTCGACGACCGGGACCGGAAGGTCGTGATCTGCCGGGAATACCCCGATCACCCGCGCTGGGTCGTGCTGAAGGGGAACAACATCAGGGCGCGGATGCACAACTCGCACATCGTGAGCGAGGTGCACATGCTGGCCCGGCTGCACGCCGGCAAGCCAGAATACCCCGACTGGGTGCCGGCGCGGATGACGGTCAAGCAGCAGCAGGCCGACCTGGCGTTCCGGCTGACCAAGGCGACCCGCGAAGTCTTCGTGAAGTCCGGCAAGGAAGCGCTGGAGAGCTTCGCGAGCAAGGCCCCCGGCCAGTTCGTGAAGTTCGTCGGGGCGACCTTCATCCCCAAGAAGATCGAGAGCGACGTGACCGTGCGGCCGGGCGAAGTGCTCGACCCCGAAGCGGCCGATCAAATCCTGGCGGCCCTGAACGAGGAGCTTCAGCGCCGCGCCGACGAGGCCAAGCTGGTCGCGACGACCGACGTGCTGGATTACGATGCGCCGGCCGATGTCGTGGACATGGTCGCGGATACCGCTGGCACCTTCGCCGCCGCGACCGAAGTGGGCTCGCTGGAGCGCGTCGGTGCGATGCGCGACCCGGCACACCGGGCGCTGACGCAGCACCTGAACAAGGTCGTGGACCTGGAAGCCGACGTGCCTTCCGAGACGGAGTGGGACTGATGGACGAGGACGAAGGTTCCCCGGCCGATGGCTGCTTTCTCGCTATCGCGATCTCGGGGATGATCTACATCGCCATCTGGAAGCTGGGGAACTGGGCATGGGCCATCTTCGCAAGTACGCCGTGATCTACGGGCTCGCGGCCTGGACCCTGATCGGCATGACCACCATGGGCGGGAGGACGATCAGTTCCTCGCCCGAGATCGCAAGGAGCACCCGATGAACGACAAAGAAGCCGTTGAGATGATGAAGCGCGCGAGCGCCGAGATCAAAGACCTGCGCCGGCAGATCGACCGGCTCGCCCCGAAGGCGCATGCCTACGACAACCTGTCGGCCGTGCTGCGCCTGCTCCCGCAGCAGGGGCAGGGCTACAGCGAGGACGTGGCGTTCCTGCTGGATCGCCGTATCGAGGAAATCCTGAAGGCCGAGGTGAAGACCGATGAGTGATGTCCTGAAGCAGAACCAGGCGGCGAACCGCCGGCCCGAGGGGCGCAAGCTCGACGCGGCCGACCGCAAGGAAGCGACTTTCTCGGCCGACGCCGCCAAGGCGCGCGAGATCGTGCGTCGCCTGCGCACCGGAAACCTGCACGAGTTGACCGCGCTGATCGCCAGCGTCACGTCCGACCTGAAGGTCAAGCATGGGCTGGAGGAGGCGCTGGAGCGCTTCATGGCCGCGAACATCGCCTACATGCGCGAGGAAGGCCAGGACGTGAACCGGATCGTCGGCTGGATGGGGGTCGGCCATGGCCGCATGCCCGAACTGCCCGAGGGCTCGCCGGCCTATAAGGTCGAGTTCGCTGCCGCTTGGAACGCTATGCTCGGGGCCGTCAACGAGGCCACGAAGGTCGGCATCCATAAGCCGCACCGCGAGCATCCGATTATGCTCATGGCCGATCTGGAGGTGCCCGACAACACGCCTCGGATCATCACCCCCGAACATATCGAGTGGAACTGAGCCATGGACCTTCGACCAGGAGCAATAAACTACGCAACGCAGGAGACCGAAGGGGCTTCCGAAGTCCTGTGGCTCGGGCGCGGGGGGCAGGTAGAGCGCATTGTTCTGCCGAAGAACCAGGCACACGCCGAACAGTTGGCGCGGGAAGCGCTCGCCACGATGGAGGCGGCGCATCAGGACGAGACCGCTGCGCTCGTGGCCGCTCGCGGCAAGACGCACGGGGCCTGGGTGGACAACGCCGGGGTGGCACAGGAACTGAAGGGCGTGCTCCAGCGAGCCGCCCACGCACGCCGCGAGCGCGGCCAGCCCGACCTGACGGAGAGGCAGAAGGAAAGCCTGGAGATGATCTGCCACAAGATGGGACGGATCATGGCCGGCGACGCGAGCTTCCCCGACCACTGGGACGACATCGGCGGCTACGCCAAGATCGCGAACGGCTGATGAACATCGACCAACTCAAGAGCCTGTCGGACGACGAGCTTCAGGCGCTCGTGCAGCGGGTCAATGCCGCGAAGCAGGAGCAGACCAAGTTCGCGAAGCTGTCCGACTATCGGCCCTATCCGAAGCAGGCGTACTTCCACGAGCTAGGCTCCCGCTACCGCGAGCGACTGTTCTCGGCCGGCAACCAGTTGGGCAAGACCTACTCGGGCGCGGCCGAGCTCGCCTTCCACCTGACCGGCCGGTATCCGCCCGGCTGGAAAGGCCGGATGTGGTCGCGGCCGACCGCCTGGCTGGCGGGCTCTGAGTCCGGCGAGCTAACCCGCGACGGCATGCAGCGCCTGCTCGTCGGGCCGCCGTCGATTGAGGAGCTATGGGGAACGGGGCTGATCCCGCGCGAGTGCATCGCGCAGCAGCCGAAGCGCCGGGCCGGCGTGAAGGACGCCATCGACGCGGTCGTGGTCAACCACGTCCAAGGCGGCCAGTCGGTGCTCCAGTTCAAGAGTTTCGACCAGGGCCGTGCGAAGTGGCAGGCGAGCACCGTGGACGGCGTCTGGCTCGACGAGGAGCCGCCCTACGACGTTTACGAGGAAGCCGTCACCCGAACCAACGCGACCGATGGCATGGTCTACATCACCTTCACGCCGCTGAAGGGCATGTCGCAAGTCGTGATGAAGTTCTTCCAGAACCCCGGCAACGACCGCGTCGTGGTTCAGATGACCATCGAAGACGTGGGGCACTATAGCGATGCACAGAAAGCCCGAATTATTGCGTCATACGATGACGCTACTCGCGATGCGCGAACCAAAGGCATACCCGTTCTCGGCTCTGGACGTGTCTTTAACATTGGGGAGGACCGGATCAAGATCGACCCGATCCACATACCCGATCACTGGGCGCGTATTGGCGGCATGGACTTTGGCTGGGATCATCCCTTCGCCGCCGTCGAACTCGCCTGGGACCGCGACACCGACACGCTTTACCTGACCCGCGAGTACCGCGAGCGCAAGCAGACCCCGCTGGTGCACGGCGCGACCCTGAAGCAGTGGGGCGCTCGCCTGCCGTGGGTCTGGCCTCACGACGGCAACCAGACCGACAAGGGCTCGGGGCTCCAGTTGGCGAAGCAGTACCGGGCAGCGGGCCTGAGCATGCACGAGAGCCACGTCACATTCGAGGACGGCTCGGTCGGTGTCGAAGCCGGCATCATGGACATGCTGACCCGAATGAACGAGGGCCGCTGGAAAGTCTTCAGCACCTGCACGATGTGGTTTGAGGAGTTCAACATCTACCATCGCAAGGACGGCGTGCTCGTCAAACTGGCGGACGACTTGATATCGGCGAGCCGCTACGCGATGATGGGGCGCAGATTTGGGCGAACCATGAACCGTCGTGTCTCGTGGGGAGGTGACTACAGGCCCCCCATTGTGGTAGCTGCCGGAACAGGCGAAGTGAAGCTCTAGAGGAGAACGACCATGGGTGGATTGTTTGGCGGCGGACCCAAGGCCCCGCCCCCCGTCGCACCGCCGCCGCAGATCGACGACGCCACGTCGAAGATCAACGCCGAGGACCAGGCCGCCCGCAAGCAGGGTCGGCGCACCACGATCCTGACGAGCGACACCGGCCTTCCGAACCTCGGCACGACGACCAAGACTGGACAGTGACATGGCCGGCGAGGAGCTTGCAAAGACGCTGAACGACCGGCTCAAGCGGCTCCAGTCGGATCGCGTGAACTTCAACTCGACCTGGGAGCGCATCGCCCGCGTCGTGCTCCCGACGAGCATCGGGTTCACGACGACCTATGCGCCGGGCACGAACCTGAACCAGGAGATTTTCGACAGCACGGCGCAGATGGCGCTGCCGCGCTTCGCTGCTGCCATCGACACGCTCGTCACGCCGCAGACCAGCAAATGGCACAGCCTCGTGCCGAAGAACCGATCGAACGTCCGCAACCCGAACGTCCAGCGGTTCTGCATGGGTCTGACCGACCTGCTGTTCAGCGTGCGCTATGCGCCACGGGCCAACTTCGCCAGCCGTGCCTACGAGACCTACATGGGGCTCGGGGCCTTCGGCAACGGCGCGCTCTACATCCACGACGCGCGGCCGGGCATCCGCTACGTCTCGATCCACCTGTCGGAAATCTGGTTCGACGAGGATCACAACGGCATCATCGACACCGCCTACTGGGTGCACGAATACACCTTGCGCCAGGCGGTCCAGCGCTTCGGCGACAAGCTCCCCGAGAAGCTGAAGAAGGACGCCGAGACCGCGCCCGACCGGAAGGTGAAGTTCTGCAAGGCCGTCTATCCGCGCACCGAGCGTGATCCGCGCAGCCGCGAGAACAAGCACATGCCGTTCGCCTCGGTGACGTTCATCGTCGGCGAGGACTGCGTGGTCGAGGAGAGCGGCTACCGGACCTTCCCCTTCGCCGTGGCCCGCTATGTCACCGCGCCTCGGGAAATCTACGCCCGTGGCCCGGCGCAGGACGCCTTGTCGGACATCCTGACGCTCCAGGAGATGGCGAAGACCAGCCTGCGCTACGGCCAGCTTGTGACCGACCCGACCTGGATGGCCGTCGATGCGGATAGCCTCGACCCGTTCGCCGTGCGGCCGGGCGCGATCAACTACGGCTACCTGTCGCCGGACGGCCAGGACCGGATCAAGCCGCTGCGTCCGCAGGGCGAGACCGGCTTCACGTTGGAACTGATGAACCAGCGCCGGCAGGCGATCAACGGCGCGTTCCTCATCAACCTGTTCCAGGTGCTGATCGACCAGCAGGGCGACCGCAAGACCGCGACCGAAGTGATGCAGCTTGTCCAGGAGAAGGGCGCGCTGCTCGGTCCTGTCGGTGGCCGCCTGCGCACCGAGTTCCTGGGAGCGATCATCGAGCGCGAACTGGACATCCTGTTCCACGCCGGGGCGGTCCCGGCCGAGACGGTGCCGCCCGAGCTTATCGAGGACGGCGGCTTGGATGTCGAGTTCGACAGCCCGCTCACCCGCGCGATCAAGGCCGAGGAGGGCGTCGGCATCCTGCGCACGCTGGAGAGCGCGGTGCAGCTTGCACAGTTCGACCAGAAGATCGCGCGCCGGGTGAACTCGGGCCGCGTGCTGGAGCGCCTGACCGACATCAACGGTGCGCCGCCGGACATCCTGTTCACGGCCGAGGAAGTCGCCGAGCAGGACCAGGCCGATCAGGCGCAGGCGCAGGCCGCGCAGATCGCCGAAGCGTTGCCCGGCATCGCCAAGGCGACGAAGGACTTTGCGGAAGCTCGAAAGATCGGGCAAGATGCCGGACCAACACCGGGAGTGATCTGACATGGCTGGAATGGGACGCGGTGCGTATGACACCGGGCCGGCAACCGACTACTTCGCCATCACGCCGAACGACAGCGCGGACCTGCCTTACGAGACCCGCGAGATCATCGTGGCGACCGGCGGAACGCTTGCGGTACAGAAGCGCAGTGGTGACGCTGTCACACTGACGCTCCCGGCTGGGCGCTTCGCGCTCGTCATCAAGCGCGTGCTCGCGACGGGCACGACTGCGACCGGGCTTACGGGTGTCGTGTGATTAGCGGAACGGCAATCGGTATCGGGGCGGGCGCTGTCGTCACGGGCGGCGGCCTTAGCACGGGTGGTGGGTCCGCTGCGCTGTCGATCTGGGGCACGCCGCCAGACGGAACTGTGGGCCAGCCTTACAGCTTCACCCCGTCCGTCTTCGGCGGGGAAGGCGCACGATCCTTCGCGCTGACCGGCACGCTGCCGGGCGGATTGAGCTTCGACACCGGCACGGGGGCGATCACCGGCACGCCCTCATCCGCCGGCACCACGTCCGGCCTCTCCATCACGGTCACGGACAGTTCCGGCAGTGCTGTCCTCGGTCCGTTTTCCTTGTCCGTGCTTAGCGCGGCGAACTTCCTCGCCTGGGCGTCAGACGCGCTCGCCTGGGGTTCCGACAACCTTGCTTGGGGCTAGCCATGGCCAATATCGATCTCAAAGCAGCAACACCTGCCGCCTCCATCTCCGACACGGGTTTCCTGTTCGGGGCCGAAAGCCAGGGCGACGCCGCCCCGAAGGTCTATCAGGTCGCCGCCATCAAGGAGCTGATCCGCGATACCATCGGCGCGGCGCTGGTGGCGGGGACGAACATCACGGTCACCGTCGACGATGCGGGCGATACGATCGCCATCGCGGGTCTTTCGGACGCGGCTATCGATGAGCGGGCTCGCGATGCGCTGGGAACTGCGCTCGTCGCGGGGACCGGCATCAGCATCACAGTTGATGACGCTGGCGATAAGATTACCATCGGCGCGACGGGCGGCGGCGGTGGGTCGTCTCTCAGTTTTCATGTAACGGGAAAGTATTATCTTGGAAGTGCTTCTCGCGTTCCCTCCGGCGGCGCTCAGGCGGCGAGCGCTAACGTTTTGTGGGCTTCTCCTGTTGAGATTAGAGAAGCGATTACTATCGATGCGCTGGGCGGAAGGAGCGGTAGCACTACGCCTGCCGGGAATATTCGCTTCGGCATCTATTCTCAGGGATCTACGACTAAACGCCCTGACACACTGCTGGCTGAAACCGGGTCTATCGCTGTTGCGGCGACTACAGTGGCTGATATCGCCGGAGCACTCGGCAGCCCACTTAGTGTATCTCCCGGCATTTATTGGTTCGCTATGGTTGCTGACGCTGCCCTCATGATGATCCCTTTGCAAAACACAGCTCCTGAGAATAACATTCTTGTCGGAGGTACGCTAACTGACGCGGTCTCTCCAGCATCGTGGGCAGCAAATCATTTTAGACGCACATCATCGCACACCTTTGGCACCATGCCGTCGTCATTTGGTACAGGCGCGGATAACAGCGGCTCGACTATGCCGTGCATTGCTTACAGGGTGGGATGAACCATGCAGATTTTTCTAGACAAGGATGGTGTCACGCATCTCTCTGACGGAGAGCGTCAAACCACAATCGCGGCAGGGGACAAGCAAACCGCAGAGAAAGTCGCGCAGTTTGCTGCGGAAGTTAAGCCGGCGTCGTTGCCCGTCCCCGAAGCGGTCACGATGTTCCAGGCCCGCGCGGCCCTCATGCAGGCCGGCTTGTTCGAGGCGGTGGACGCCCACTGCAAGGTGGCCGGAGGCATCGTCTTCCAGGCGTGGGAGTACGCCAACCACTGCTACCGCGATAGCGAACTGGTCCGCAGCCTCGGCTCTGAGTTCGATTTGAGCAGCGAGCAGATCGACGCGCTGTTCATCGCGGCGGATCAGGTGAAAGCGTGATCGCCGTCATCCTCTGTCTCGCCTTCTACGCCCTGTTCCTGTGCGAGATGGAGCAGGCGCAGCAGGGCGAGTGAGCCCATCACCCTTTGCAAGGAAGCACAGTGGCGCTTAATCCAAAACAGAAAGGGCTCGTGCGCCAGCAGGCGCTGCGCCAGATGTGCTACGGGCCGGATGGCGGCCTGACCAAGAATGCTCGCCTGATCGCAGCGTACCTGCGGAAGGAGTGCAACGGCGACGGGCGCGAAGGCCCCCCGCTCGTCCGTGAGACTGGGCAGATCGACCCGGTCGCGATGGGGGTCCAACTCGGAAGGCGGCAGGTCTTCGACATCCTGGCTCGCATGCTGAACCTTGATCTCGAAACCATCCACAACCTGAAGGAAGACCTATGACCGACACGTCACAGACCACGACCCCGCCGGCAGAAACCAAGCCGGCCGACACCACGACACAAGCGACCCCGGCCGGCGGGTGGTTCGACAAGTTGACGGCCGATCCCGAGGGCAAAGCGTGGGCCGAGAGCAAGGGCTGGACCAAGGACACTGACACCGGCATCGTCGCGGACAGCTATCGCAACCTGGAGAAGCTGTTCGGCGCGGACAAGGCCGGGCGCACGCTCCTGCTCCCCAAGGATGACACCGACAAGGCGGCGCTCGACGCGGTCTACGACAAGCTCGGCCGTCCGAAGGAGGCCAAGGACTACGAGATCGAAGTCCCGCAGGGCGCGGACCCGACCTTCGCCAACACCGCGAAGGATTGGTTCCACAAGAACAACCTGACCAAGAGCCAGGCGAAGGGGATCACCGATCTCTACAAGGCGGCCGAACTCGACGCCGTCACCGCGCAGACCGAGCGCCATGCCGCCGAAGTCGAAGGGCTTCAGACCGAGTGGGGCCAAGACTTCGACAAGAAGGTGGAAACGGGCAAGGCGGCGGTGAAGGCGGCCGGGCTGACCAAGCAGCACACGCTGGCAATCGAGAAGGCCCTTGGCCCGGCGAGCGCCGCGAAGATGTTTGAGTTCTTCGGCCGCAACTACGTCGAAGCCGGCCCGCCCGGCAACGAGCAGCGCACGACCCCGAGCTTCGCGAACATGAACCCGGCGCAGGCGGCGGCCAAGATCGACCAGCTTTACCAGGACCAGAACTTCATGGCTCGCTACAACAACCACGACCCGAAGGTTCGTGCCTCGGCTATGGAGGAGATGGAGGCCCTGTCGAAGCTTGCGGTCAACGCAAAGGCAGGCTAACTTCTGTTTGCCCTCCTTGGGCGTTTCCTCCCAAACTAGCCCCGCCCCACAAGGCGGGGCTTCTTCGTTTGACAAGACTGCAAACTCAGACTTATACATGCAATAAGCGTCGGGGTTGACGGGCCGCCACAGGCACAAGCTCCAGACCCGACAGCCCCGACATTACGTCGGCCCGGCATTCCGCTGGACAACCGCGATACCTGGAAAACCATAACCCTTCGCGGGAGTTCACGATGTCCTTCACCGTTCAGCAGCACCATGTGTTGCAGTTTTCGCGCAACGTCGAGCACCTGCTTCAGCAGGGCGCGCGCAAGCTGCCGATGTTCGTCGAAAGCGGCTCCTACACCGGCAAGGCCGGTTCGCCGGTCGATCAGGTCGGCACCATCGGTCGTATCCGCAACCGTGCCCGTCACACCGACACGCCGCACCTCTCGGTGCCCGGCGACCGGCGCTGGGTCTACCCGAACTCGATCACGTCCTCGACCCTGATCGACAACCTCGACGTGGTCCGCGTCCTGATCGACCTGAAGTCGGCCTACGCCACCGCCATCGCCAACTCCATCGGGCGCGGCGAGGACGACGAAATCGGCCAGGCGTTCTTCGCCCCGGCTGCGGTCGGCGAGCAGGGCCTGTCCACGATCAACTTCCCCGCCGGCCAGCAGGTCGGCGTGAACGTCGGCGGCGCGAACTCGGGCCTGAACGTGCCCAAGCTCCGCACCGCGAAGCGCCTGCTGATGGCGTCCGGTCTCGACCTGGCGCGCGAGCAGGCTTACATCGCGATCACGGCCACCGAGCACGACAACCTGCTCGGCGAGCTTCAGGTCACGAACATGGACTACAACGACAAGCCGACCCTCGTGGACGGCCGTGTCACGACGTTCATGGGCTTCAACTTCGTGCACGTCGAATGGCAGGCGACGGAGACGGACGGCGTCACGCCGACCTACCCGCTGTCGCTGCCCTACATCGCGCCGGGCGGCCTCGCCTCGACGACCCGCTACCTCCCGGTGTGGGTCCAGAGCGGCATGCACTTCGGCCGCTGGGGCGGCCTGGAGAACCGTGTCGATCAGCGGCCCGACAAGAACTACAACTGGCAAATCTGGTCCGAGGAAAACGTCGGTGCGACGCGGACCCAGGAGAAGAAGATCGTCCAGATCGCCGTCAACAGCGCCTGATGGCGGGGGCTTCGGCCCCCACCTTCCCCTGAAGCATCAATCTTGGAGGAGCCGTTATGGCCCGTTTTTACACCATCGAAGACCAGTTGCTCGGCGATGTCCCGCCGCGCGCTCCCGGCAACGAAGCCTACGGTGGCCGCAAGCGTCTCTGGCGCGCGACGATTGCGCTCGACGCGCCGAAGCTGTCGTCCTCGCAGAACGGCACGGTCATCACCACGGCCGACACCGTCCTGCTCGGCCGCATCCCGGCCGGCATGCGCTTCGTCGGTGGCCGCATCACCTCGTCGGTGTCGCTCGGCACCTCGACCATCTCCATCGGCAACGCGACCGACGCGGCGAAGTATCGTGCGGCTGCGGTTCACACCGCCGTCGATACCCCGACCCCGTTCGGCAAGGCGTCGGCGATGGCCCTCGCGGCGTCCGGCGCGGACGAGGATGTGATCCTCACCGTCGCCACGGCGAACCTGCCGAACGCCGCCGGCAACCTGCTGGTCATTGACCTGGAGTTCGCCGCTCCCTAAGATCGGCGAACCAGGGATACCTACGACGCGGCTCGGGGCCGGGGTTAGCGCCCCGGCCCTTTTCATATCAGAGGCTCGACATGCCACTCTCGCGCACGCAGGTCATCAACGACGGACTTCGGCACATCTCGGCAAACCTGATCGGCGATCCCGACGAGGACACCGAGAGCGCCCGCCAGGCGAAGGGCGTCTACGACCAGGTCGTCCGATCCGAGCTTGAGGCGCACGCCTGGTTCTTTGCCAAGAAGCAGGGCTCGCTGCCGCAGAACGCCGAGCCGCCCTTGTTCCGGTTCCAGCGGGCCTTCAACCTGCCGTCCGACTTCGTCCGGCTCGTCGAGCTTGACGACAAGTGGGTCTTCACCACAATCCGCTGGATCGACGTGAACCCGATCCCGCCCTACGAGATGCACGGCCGAGCGATCCTGACCGATCTCGCGGCCCCGCTGCGGATCACCTACCTGCGGGACGTGACCAACGACCCGACGATCTGGACCCCGCTGTTCGCGAACTGTGTCTCGGCCGCGCTCGCGATCCGTCTCGCGATGCCGTTGACAAAGTCGGAAGGCATGGTCAGCTTGGCGTCCAAGATTTACGGAAGCGAACTGACGCGGGCGAAAAGGTCTAACGCGATCCAGATGCCGCCCGCTCAAATCCCCGATGGCTCCTGGATCACGGCGAGGGTATACTGATGCCGCGCGCTCGCCCGATTACGACTTCGTTCAACGGTGGCGAACTGTCGCCGTTGCTCGACGGCCGCGTGGACCAGGACAAGTATTTCACCGGCTGCAAGACGCTCGTGAACTTCATCCCGACTGTCCAAGGGCCGGCGCGACGGCGCGGCGGGACGCGGCATGTCGGCGTGGTGAAGGACAGCACGAAGCGGGCCTGGCTGGCGGACTTCGTCTTCTCGCTGGGCCAGTCCTATGTGCTGGAGTTCGGCAACCTGTATGTCCGGTTCTGGACGAACCGTGGGCAGCTTCTGAGTGGTCCGACGCCCTACGAGATCGCGTCGCCTTATGTCGAGGCCGACCTGGTCACGACCGAAGGCACCTTCGCGCTGCGCACGCTCCAGTCCGGCGACGTGATGTGGATTGTCCATTCCGAAGGGAAGTACCCGCCTTACAAGCTGTCGCGGCTCGGGGCGACGAACTGGACCCTGCTGCCCGAGGAGTTCAAGGACGGTCCGTTCCGTGACGTGAACACCGACAGCGCCTTGACCATGCAGGCCAGCGGCACGAACGGGTCCGTGACCGTCACGGCGTCGTCGGCCGTGTTCCTGCCGGGGCATGTCGGATCGCTGCTGATCCTGAACAGCATGAACCCCGGCCTCGTGCCACCGTGGAACCCCTCGGGCTCCTACAATGTCGGGAGCCAGACGCGCAACGGCGGCAACATCTACGAGAGCCAGATCAGCTACACCTGGGCGGCCAACTCGATCCAGCGCTACGTCCCTACCCACACCGAGGGCATCGCGAACGACGGCATTATCCCCTGGCGATATCTCCATTCTGGCTATGGCTGGGGCAAGATCGTGTCCATCGGCGGTGGCGGCACCACGGCGGTCATCGACGTGCCGACCGAGCGCCCGCTGCCGGCCGAGGTGGTCAGCGCCAACACGCGCCGCTGGGCGTTCAGCGAGTTCTCCACGGTCTACGGCTGGCCCACGGGCGTGTCGTTCTTCAAGGAGCGCCTGACCTACTCGCGCGGCCGTCAGGTGTTCCACTCGGTTACGGGCGACTTCAGCAGCTTCAACCGCCGCGACGCCGGCTCCGTCACGGCCGAGACAGCCATGTCCTTGACCCTGGCGTCCGACAAGCTCGACGGCATCCGCTGGCTTGCGCAGTCGAAGGCCCTGCTGATCGGGTCGGCACGGGCCGAACTTGCCCTTGGCGAGCAGACGACACAGTCGGTCTACTCGGCCACCAACGTCCAGAACACGCCACAGACCGAGTACGGTGCCCGCCTGATCCGGCCGCTGCGCGTGGGCGAGAGCGTGCTATTCGTCGAGCGCGCCGGCCACCGCGTCCGCGACATGAAGTACGACTTCTCGATTGACCGCTACAAGGCCGAGGACGTGACGGTCCTGTCGGAACACATCTTCGACGGGTCAGAGATTGCCGGCGATGTCGAGCAGGAGCAGCGCGACATCATCGACTGGACCTATCAGCAGCAGCGCGACAACCTGGTCTGGTGCGTCCTGTCGGACGGCACGCTGGCGAGCATGGTCTTCAACCGCGAGCGCGGGGTTATCGGCTGGACGCCCCACTACATCGGCGGCACGGATGTCGAGGTGGAGGCGGTCCAGAGCATTCCGTCTCCCGATGGCCGCACGGACGATACCTGGTTCATCGTCTCGCGCACGGTCAACGGCGCGCGGCTTCGATCGGTCGAATACATGACCGACTACCGGCTCGTGAAGAAGGGCGTGCCCGAGGCGGTCCATGTGGACGGCAGCGTGACCTATCGCGGCGCGCCGGCCACGGTCATCACCGGGCTCGGGCACATGGAGGGCCAGACGGTCCATGTCTGCGTGGATGGGTCGAACCACCCGCCGGAAGTCGTGACGGGCGGCCAGATCACGCTGGACCGGGCGGGCTCGCTGGTGCACGTCGGCTACCAGTTCATTTCGCGCATGCAGTCTATGCGGCTCGAAGTGCAGGGCGGAGGCGGCACGTCTCAGACCGCGCGCAAGGGCATCTCGGAAGTGCACCTGCGGCTCCAGTCCACGGTCGGCGGGCGCGTCGGCCCGAACTTCGAGCGCATGGACGCGATCAAGACGCTCGACCCGGCCAAGCCGGTCGGATCGCCCCCCATCGTCACGAACGGCGACTACCAAATCCAGTTCCCGAACGGCTTCGATACGGACGGCTATGTCTGCTACGAGCAGGCCATGCCGCTTCCCGCGACGCTCGTTGCGATCATCCTGCGGGTGCAGATCAATGATTGAGTTCACTCGCGATGTCCGGCCGTCGATGGCGCTTCAACTGGAGCCGCACCAGGGGCAGGCGGGGCAGGCTCCCCTATCTTCGGATAACCTGTTTGCGCTCATCAGAACTGGGCCAGCCTGGGCTGTCCGACTAGACGGACGTGTGGTCGCGATAGGCGGTCACACGCCGGTCTGGCCCGGCCGGACGATTTTGTGGGGCTACCTCGGCGCGGACTGCGGCCCGGCGCTCCGTGCGATGACGAAAGAGGTGAAGCGCGAGGTGGCCGAGATGACCGTTGAGTTCCCGCGCATGGAAGCCTATGCTGAACGGAACCACGTCAACGGGCATCAGTGGCTCAAGATGCTCGGGTTCAAATCGGAAGGGCTCATGCGCAAGTTCTACAACGGCCGGGACTACGTGCTCTACGCGAAGGTGACGTGATGGCATTCCTCATTCCTATCGGCGCGGCCATCGCTTCTTCGGTCGGCACGTTGTTCGGCGGCGCGGCTGCGGCTGGCGGTGCGGCAGCGGCTGCGGGTGGCGCGGCTGCGGCAATCGGGTCCGGCTTCTCGCTCGGCACGGCCCTGACCATCGGCTCGACCGCCCTCGGCGTCGCCGGGACGCTCGCCCAAGCGCAGGCGCAGAAGAAGGCGGCCAACTACAACGCGGCCGTCCAGGAGCAGCAGGCGCAAATCGAGCAGCAGAAGGGCGCGTCCCGCGCCACGGAAATCTCGCAGCGCACGCGGCAGAAGATGGCCGGCGTGCGCGCGGCGTCGATTGAGAGCGGGCTGGAATTGTCCGGCAGTGTCAGCGACGTGCTCGACACGGTGAACCAGCAGGGCGCGCTCGATAGCATGACCGCCCTGTGGGATAGCTCGACGCGAGCACAGGGGCTGCGGTCCAGTGCGGAACTGGAGCGGGCGAAAGGCAAGAGCGCCGTCACCGCCGGCTATCTCGGGGCGGGTTCGTCCCTGCTCACCGGCTTCTCGAAACTCTATACGGTGTGATCCATGGTCCGTCTTCCCGTCGATATCATGTCCATGGGCAACCGGAACGAGTTGCCGTCCGGTCAGTATCAGGTCGAGAAGGCTACGTCGGCGTCGTTCGGCGGGCAGGAAGCCACCGCGATAAGCGGCCTCGGGGACGCGCTCGGCGGGCTGGCGGCCAAGGTCCAGGCCAACGCCAAGAAGGTCCAGGAGTTCGGCTACGAGGAGCAGTTCGTCAAGCTCCAGGAGGCCGACAACACCGACTACGAGCAGCGCCAGCGCACGGGGCTCGCCGGCAACGGCGAAGGCTGGTGGCAGGGCGCTCGTACCGCGACCGCCACGCGCTTCGACGAATGGCTGAAGAACCTGCCGGAAGGCGCTCGGGCCGAGTACCAAGCCAAGGCCGCCCGGTTCACGGCCGCCCGCACCGCGTCGGCGTTCAAGGACCAGTATACGCAGCAGGACACGAACACGAAGCAGGTGCTTTCCGAGGAGCAGCGGAAGGCCGGGCTCCAGGTTCAGAACAACCCGTTGACCTATGAGCAGTTCGCGCAGCAGCAGATCGACCTGATCGACAAGTCCACGCTGCCGGCGGTCGAGAAGGAGCGCCTGAAGGCCGAGGCGAAGAACTCGCTCGCCTATGTCGCGGAGAGCGCGCGGGCGCAGAAAGACCCGGCCGGCGTCATCGCGTCACAGGTCGGCGGCGGCTTTCGCGCGGCGCTGCGCGGCAAGGAGAGCGGCGGCGACGACACGGCGAAGAATAGTTCCAGCAGCGCTCGCGGCCGTTACCAGTTCCTGACCGATACCTGGAACGCCTTCGCCGGCAAGGCGGGCGCGCCGCCTGTAACGGAGGAGAACAAGAACACCCCGAGCGACCCGCGCAACAATCCAGACCTTCAGGAGAAGGTGCTGGACCAGTATATCGCGGCCTCGACGGCGAAGCTTACGGCCGAGAAGCTTCCGGTCACGGACGCCAATCTCTACATGCTCCACTTCATGGGGCAGACCGGCGGCACGAACTTCTTGCGCGCCCTGCAATCTGACGCTGGCGCTTCGGCCGCGACGCTGTTCCCGAAGGAGGCAGCGGCTAACCGCAGCATCTTCTTCGCACGCAACGAGCCCCGCACGGTGTCCGAAGTCTACGGGCTGCTGACCCGCAAGTTCAACGGGAGCGGCACGACGGCCGCCCCGAGCGCCGCCGGGAGCAACCTGACGCCGCAGCAGAATGCGGCCGTCACCGAGACGGCGCAGCGCTCGCTGATCCAGCAGGCGGCGCAGGCGACGCAGGCGGCGCAGGAAGCCATGGAGGCCAAGCGGAACGCGCTCTACATCGACCTGAAGGAGGGCACCGCCCCGCAGGCCGCTTATGCGGACGCGCGGCGCAACGGCTTGCTGACGGACTTCGATCAAATCTCGAAGGCCGAGAACATCATCAAGCAGCGCTTCAAGGACGAGGGCGACTACGCGACCGGCCTGTCTCTGATGCAGGGCGGGCGCGCCGTGGCGAACCCCTACAACAAGGATCACCGCGACGGCGTCAGCGCCTACTATGACCGTGGCGTCAAGGCCGGCGGCGATCCGGCTGCGCTCGCGGCAAGCGTGTTCGACAAGACCGGCGTGGTTCCGCAGTCGTTTGCCACGGCGATGCGTGGCGCGCTGATCTCGGAAGATCGGGCCAAGGTCGCGGCCGGGCTGCTCACGGCGGCCAACATGATGCGCCAGAACCCGAACGCCTTTGCCGGCGTCGAAGGCGGCACCGATCTGGAGAAGTCCGCTGGCGAATATCGCCGGCTGACCGAAGGGCTCGGGCTCTCGACGGAGCAGGCGGCCGACCGGATCATGAAGGACGCCCGCGATCCCGAGAAGCTGAACCCGGTGAAGCAGGAGCAGCTTCAGCAGTTCAAGAAGCAGAGCTTGACGCAGGAGCAGATCGACAAGCGGCTCCAGTCGAACTTCTCGTCCTGGAACCCCTTCAGCGACGCGCCCTTCAGCGCGCAGTTGCCGACCGGCCAGCAGCGCACGGCGATCTCGTCGATCTATGCGTCCTTCGCGACCGAGGGTTTCGAGAAGCACCGCGATCCTGACGCCGCCCTGGCCTATGCGGACATGCAGTTCCAGAAGCAGTTCGGCACGCAGAACGGCGTCATCACCCGCTATCCGCCGAGCAAGGCCGGGCTTCCCAAGATCGCGGGCGTCGGCAGCGACGGCTACGGCTGGATCAACGAGCAGGCGGCGAAGACGGTCAAGGACAACCTCGGCATCGTGGTCGAGCCCGACCAGATCGTGCTGCTCCCGGTCGAGCGCGACGGCGTCAGCACGCGCGCCGGCTTCGACGGCCAGCCGATGTCGGTGAAGCGCCGGGATAGCAAGCCGGGCCAGGAGACGAGCTACCAGTCCGTGCCCTACCAGATCATGGTCGTGCCGAAGACGCCCGAGCAGGACGTGCACATTCTGAACGGCGCGTTCTTCCCCGACGTGGACACCTATGTCGGGGAGAAGAACAAGGCCATCGCCGACAAAAACGCGCAGCCCTTCACCGGCTATGACCAGTTCGGCATCCCCTTCGAGGTGCCAGCCCACCAGAGCAGTCTGCTCGACACCCCGGCGCAGAAGGAGCGCGCGGCCAGGGAGAAGGCGAACCAGCGGCTTCGCGACGCGCAGGCGGCCGAGCGTAAGCGGCAGGTCAATCCGACCGACGCGCCTAACATCAACACAGCGGATGAGGCTATGCTGTTTAAGCAGATTGAGAGCCAGTTCCGGCTCCGCGACATCGGGATCGTGCCGTGACCTTCAAGACTTTCGACGAACTGGACGCTGAAGCCGGCCCGGCCGGGCTGTTCATGGACTACGCCAAGAAGCCGACGAGCCCGACGCTCGCCGGCTACGACACGCCCGAGACCATCGCGAAGGCGCAGGAGATCGCGCAGCGTTCGACGGTCGCGGCGGCGTTCCGGCAGGACAACACCATTGGCTCCCTGCTGTCGCGCAAGGACACGGGCGTGGATAACTCGGATGACGGCAACTTCGATCCGGTTGCCTACATCAAGGAGCACAATCTCCAGGGCTACGAGAACAGCTTCATGGGCGTGCTGAACGGCCGGCGCGCCGACGCCGTCCGCTCGCAAATCCAGATGGAACAGCGTGACCGAGAGACGCTGGAGGCGTCCGGCTGGACCGGAACGTTCGCGCAGATCGCGGCCGGCGTGTTCGACGCCCCGACGCTGATCCCCGGCACCGTGGCGGTGCGGGGGGCGAAGGGCACCTGGTCCGTGGGCAAGTCGATGCTGATGGCCGGCGCTTCGGCCGCAGCGACGCAGGCCGCCACCGAAGGCTTCTTGCAGGCCACGCAGGAGACGCGCACCGGGGCCGAGAGCCTGGTCAACATCGGCGCGGCGGCCGTGCTCGGGTCCATGCTCGGGGGCGGCGTCGCGGCCGTGCTGGGGAAGAACGCGCGGATCACCGCCGAGCGCGCGCTGGAGAACATCTCTGACATTCAATCGGGGGCCAAGCCGAATGAGTTCGTACCTGCTCAGGTTCTTGCTGATCGCTCTCCTGCTGGAGCCGGCGCGGATGTCGCCGAAGGGGCGTTCTATGTTGACCCGGTTCAGCGGGCTCGCACCCGCGAGGAACTGGCAGTGGAGGGTGTCGCGGCAAGCGCGGCTACCAAAGCCACGTCCTGGTTCAACCCCGTGCTGCGGGCAACCCAGCGCTATGCGGCATCGGCTCGGCAGGTAGCCGGCAATCTCTACGAGAGCACGATCTATCGGGCCATGCACTCCGCTGGCGATACGACCGGCGTGTCTGTCGAGGCCGCGATCCGAACGCGCGTGACCGGGCTTCAGGCCGAGGCGATGAGCGCGGCCGAGGCGTCCTACAAGGAGATGCGCTCGGCCGGCACGCGCATGAGCCAGGACGACTTTTACAACGCGGTCGGCCGGGCTATGCGTAACGGTGACGAGGATGCAAACCCCTTCGTTGCCCGCGCCGCGCAGGGCTACCGCAAGCTGTTCGATGACTTCACGAAGGATGCCCTGAAGCTCGGGCTCCTGGAGGAAGGCGACCTGGACGTGAAGACGGCCGCCAGCTACTTCAGCCGCGTCTACAATCGCGACCGGCTGCTGTCGTCCGAGCCCGAGTTCCTGGACACCATCGGCCGGCACTTCGCCGAGCGCATGGCGCGAGCCTACGAGGGCGAGAGCGCCGAGATCGTGGCCGCCCGCGCCAAGTATCGCCAGCGTTCCGAGGACATTGGCTTGTCCGGTGCCGAGCGTTCGAAGCGCATCGACGAGATCGGGGCCGAGGGCAAGGCGCTCGACGCCAGGCACGCGCACCTCGAAGACCTGATCGACGACCTGTCCGAAGCGCGGGGCCGCGTTCGCGACGCCGTGGACGAGCAGGCCAAGGCGACGGCTCGCGCCGAGGTGAAGCGCCTGATGGATCAGGGCGGCGACGAACTGAAGAACTACCTGACCGAGCGCGCGAACCTGCGCGGCCGGATGCGGAACCTGACGGCCGTGAACCCCGACGCGCAGTCGGCCCGCTACGAGCGGATCAGCCAGCGGATCGACGACGCGCAGGAGACCGCCAAGCGGGCCGTCCTGTCGTCGGGCAAGCGGATCAAGAACATCATGAACCGGCTGGCCACGGACCCCGTGGGCCAGGCCGAGAGCGCCCTTGGCGACGCGCTGAAGGAGGCCGACCGCATCCAGAAGGCGCTTGCCGCGTCCGACCGCCGGCTCGCCGCGCTGGAGAAGGCGAGCGAGGGAGGCGACCAGCCCGAGGGCTTGGCGCAGTTCTGGCAGCAGCGCCGCGCCGAGCAGGAGGCCGCCCGCGCCACGGCGCAGTCGCTGATCGACGAACTGGAGAAGCTGTCGGTTCAGGGCATCAACGCCGACGACCTGCGCGCGGCGCTGGCCCCGGCTGCGAGCAAGACGCCCGAGCAGCAGGCGGCCGGCGCGGCGAAGCGCAAGGGCCAGCGAGAAAGCCAGTTGCTGGCGCAGGGCGAGAAGGTGACGCAGGGCGAGTTCGGCGTGATCGACGCCGAGCAGCTTGTGCAAACCCTGACCAAGTTGCTCGACGATGTAACGGCGCAGGCGGGTGAGCGCAGCATCCGCCGTGGCGAAGCGGTCGGCAAGATGAAGGAGCGGGCTGCGAAGCTCGCGCCGGATGAGGTGAAGGCTCGGGCCGAGGCGCAGCGCGGCCAGTTCGCCCGCGTGCTGGAGGCGGTCGAGAACCGCTTCGACGGGAAGTGGGGGCCGCGCCGTGCGCTCGGGCTGGAGAAGGGCGAAGCCTACGACTTCGAGGCCGCCGGCCGTGCGACGGCGAAGGAGATTTACGACAAGATCACCGGCAAGGTGCAGCAGCGCGACGACCTGCCGGCGTTCATCACGAAGATCACCAGCGGCCCGCTGAAGGACCGGACCTTCATGGTTCCCGACGAACTGCTTCAAGGCAAGGGCTGGCTGAAGGATGACGTGCGCGAAGTGGCGAACCGCTACGCGCGGTCGATGGCCGGCGAGATCGAACTGACCCGCCGCTTCGGCAAGGCGGATATGTCGGACCAGCTTGCGCAGATCGCGCAGGAGTATTCCGATCTGCGCGTAGCGGTGGACCAGGCCGCGACCATTGACGACCTGAACGCCGTGCTCGGCCGGAAGAAGTTCGGCAGCAAGGCTGATCTCGCGAAGGCGAAGCTCGAAGCGCAGCAGGCCCTGGCGCAGGACGAAAGCTCGGCGATCACCGACACGAAGGCCGGGCGCGACCTGATCCGTGGCACCTATGGCCAGGGGGTGAACAATTCGAACTTCGCCAGCATCTCCCGCTCGCTGATGCACTTCAACTATCTGCGCCAGATGGGCGGCGTCTTGCTGGCCAACATCACGGACTTCTATCGCCCGGCCATGGTGCACGGGCTCGGGCCGTATCTGCGCACCATGCCGCAGGCGCTGGCCCAAGCCTTCGACGCCGGCAGCGGCGGGTTCAAGGCGTCGCTGAAGGAGGCGAAGCTGGCTGGGCTCGTGAGCGAGCGCGTCACGCATTCGCTCATGGCGGCGAACGGCGACATCGCCGATCCGTTCCTGACCCGCACCACGCAGGTCGAGCGCTTCATGCAGAAGGCGACCGGGCTGGCGTCTCGCTGGAACTTCATCAACCTGTTCACCGACGCGCAGCAGGCTATCGCTTCGAGCGTGTCGCAGCACAGGGTGCTCGAAGCGATCCTCGGGAACGGCGGCAAGGACGGCTCCTTCGTCAAGGGTGACGGCACGCGGCTGCTGCGCATGCTCGGTGTGGACGAGCAGACACAGGGCGACATCGCCCGGCTGTTCGGCAAGTACGGCGAGACGGTGGACGACATCCGCGTGGCGAACACCGAGCGCTGGCTGACCGAGCGCGGCACGCCCGAGGAGATCGCGCGCAACGAGAACGCGGTGCGGGTCTATCGCGCAGCGATCAATACCGACGTGAATAGCATCGTCTCGCGACGGGGCATCGGCGATGCGCCTCTGTTCGCTAACCACCCGGTCGGCAAGATGCTCACGCAGTTCTCGGGTTACGCGATGGGCGCTCACAGCCGCGTCATGATCCGTGGACTCCAGGAGAGCCACGCGCGGCTTGTGGGCGGGCTGGCCGCGCTGACGGCCTTGGGTGCCATGACATCCTATCTTGCCGCCTGGCGGGGCGGCGCGGAGCGCTGGAAGAAGTATACCGAGGAGACGGCGAAGAACCCGATGCTGCTGATCGGTGAGGGCTTGGACCGCTCGGGCTTCTTCCCGGTGCTATTCGACATCGCGAACCGGGCCGAACGCGTCTCGGGCGCAGTCGGCTACGACTATCGGTTCAACCCGGTGAAGTCGCCCATCGCCATGCTCGGCGGGCAGGGCGGCGTCGGCATCACCTCGACCCGCGCTTCGGATAGCGCCGCCGCGTTTGGCGCTTTGCTCGGCCCCACGGCCGGCATGATCGACAGCGCGGTTGCCATAGGCCGCGTATCGGCGGATAAGGCGCGGGGCAAGACGCCGCCGAAACACGACGTAAATCAGGCGATTGCTGCCTTGCCGTTCCAAAGCTACTATGGCATGCGCGAAATGTTGCAGGTGCTGACCGGCAACTCCAACTACACGAGGCGGTGACATGCCGGTTGAAGCCCAAACCGTAGAATACTCCTACCTCGGCGACGGGGTCAGCACGGTCTTCGAGTTCCCCTCCCGCTTCCTGTCGAACGCCGATCTGTTCGTCGCGCTGAACGGGGTGCTCCAGGTCGCGGGCTTCGTCATCACCGGAGCGGGAACCGACAACGGCGGCGAGGTGACGTTCACCGTCCCGCCGGGGAACCTGGTGCGGGTGATGATCGTCCGCAACCCGTCGCCCTCCCAGTTGATCGACTTCGAGAACGGGCAGACCGTGCTCGAAGGCACGCTGGACAACGCGCTCGACAAGCTGACGATGATCGCGCAGTACCTGCTGCGCTCGGCCCGGCGATCCGTCCGCATCGGCGACGCGGCCTACACCACAGAAGACCCGAACTTGCTGTCGTTGCCGGTCGTCACAGCGCGGCTGTCAAAAATCCTGGCGTTCGACGAGAACGGCGCAGTCGAGATGATCGACCGGACTGGCTTCGAGCAGTTGATGCAGGACGCCATAGCTTCGGCGACAACCAGTGTGGCTGCTGCCGCCAGCGCCGACAGTTCCGCGCAAGCTGCGGCTGAAGCACTGTCTGATATCACGCTTCTCCTGAATGGCGTCAGTTCCGCGATCCGCCGCAAGTACATCATGACTGACGGGCAGACCGTCATCGCGGTCGGGCCGTTCACGACCAACGCCCTGTTCGTCTACTACGACGGTGTGCTGCTTGACCCGCTCGGCGAGTACACGGCGGTGTCGCCGACGATCACCCTGGCGGCCGGCGCTGCGGCCGGCGCGCAGATCGACGTGGTCGAGTTCAAGGCGGTCAACGTCACGAACGCACTGATCGCGGCGAACGACCTGTCGGATGTGAGCGACAAGAAGAACAGTCGTCAAAACCTGGAGATCACGAAGGTGATGACCGGGCCAAACGCAGCGGCGTCTATTTCGGCGGACAGCCGGGTCGTTCTCGTAGCGACTGCGCTGACAGCCCCGCGCGTCTATACACTGCCCGCCGCTAATGCTGTTAATCCGGGGGAGCCGCTAGACATCTTCGACCTGGCGGGGGGCGTGACACCGACAAACACGCTAACGATCCAGCGCGCAGGGGCCGACACGATTAACGGCGGCACTTCGGCTGTCTTGTCTGTCGCGCGTTCTGGCATACGCCTGGTGTCGGACGGCGTCAGCAAGTGGGTATCGGCTGCCTCCGCACCAACCCCACGGCAAGTTGTGCAGACGTTCTCGGCGAACGGGACGTACACTCCTACGGTCGGCATGGTTACGGCCGTGGTCGAGTGCGTCGGCGCAGGCGGAGCGGCGGGCGGCGTGGTTGGGGGAGCCTCTGTCGTGACAGGCGGCGGCGGCGGCGGGGCCGGCGCGCTCTCCGTGAAGCTGGTTACGGCGGCGGACATCGGCGCTTCCAAGGCCGTTACCATCGGGGCCGGCGGCGTCGGTGCGTCGGGGGCGAATGGCGGGAACGGCGGAGACACGAGCGTCGGGACGCTGTGCGTCGCCAAGGGCGGGACAGGCGGGGCGGCGGGGACGGCGGCGTCCCAAGGAAACGGCGGGGCGGGGGGAGACCCTGCCACCGGAACCGGGGATCAGAAGGTATACGGGAGCCCCGGCCAGCGGGCGACGTATACCAGCGGGACAGGCTCGGTCGGGAGCGGAGCCCCCGGTGGCGTCGGCCCGTATGGCGGAGCGGCGCAGCAGAACGCGGCAACGACAGGCAGTGCGGCGGGCGGAGCCGTTGGGCTCGGGCCGGGTTCCGGCGGGTCGGGCGCGGTTGCGAATTTCGTCGCGGCAAATCAGACCGGAGGCAACGGCGCACCGGGCTTCGTCAAGATCACAGAACTGGTGGTGGCTTAAATGGGACGCGCCCGAGACCTTGCCGCGACAGCCGCAGCCGGCACGCTGACTGTGCGCGTAGACGCGCTCGAAGCTCACGACCTTGTCCTGGACGGTGGTGTCGCCGCCGCAGCCGCAGCCGCTGCCGCCGCGAACGCAGCGGCCGGAACGGCTCAAACCACCGCGAACGGCGTGGCGGCGCGGCCGACCCCCTTCAGCAACTTCGTGGACAACTTCACGAACGTCCCCATCGGCCAGCCGCTCCAGTCGTTCTGGCGGGCTGTGCACCACATCGACCTGGCGAACGTGAAAACCGGCGACAAGTATCTCGTGGTCGGCCAGGGGCAGGTCAGGTCCGACTGGGACTTCAATGTCGAGTGCTTGCCGTGGCTCTCCTACACCACGTCGCTTGGCGCGCTGGCGCACGACGCCACCGGACATATGTCCATCGGGCCTTATGCCGTTGGCCGGAACGTGCGCCAGACCCGTGAACACTATTTTGACTGGACGCGGACCAGTCTGATAACCTTCGGGTCGAACATCACTGCCGTCCGGCTCTATAACAATCTTCGCTGCCGTTCGTCCGACCCCGCTATTGACGGCTCTGGAAATCAAGCGCTCATCGTCGGCCCTGGACAGGGCGGCATCCAAGCGTTCAAGCTCAACTGAGGAGGCCGCCGTGCTGAACGACTTCGAGAGGTGCCACGCGATCACGGGAGCGTGGGAGGGTGGCTGGTCCGACAATGCCAAGGATCGCGGCGGCAAGACCATGTGGGGCATCACGCAGGCTACGCTATCCGCGTGGCTTGGTCGGCCCGCGTCGGCCAACGAGATCAGGAGCCTCGACAAGGCAACCGCGCTCGCGATCTACAAGAAGAACTACTGGGATCGTGTGTCCGGTGACGCGCTGCCCAACGGTGTCGATCTCATGGTCTACGACTGGGGCGTGAACAGCGGGCCGAAGCGCTCGGCCGTGGCGCTTCAGGCGATCCTCGGGGTCAAGGCGGACGGCTGGATCGGCGAGGAGACGCTTAAGGCCCTGGTGTCGCACGACCCGCGTGAGATCATCAACGAACTCTACGACCGGCGCATGGCCTTCCTGAAGGGTCTTGGCGCGGATCAGTGGAAGGAGTTCGGCACGGGGTGGACGAACCGCGTCAATGACGTGCGCAAGAAGGCGCTCGCCATGGCTGCTCGCCAGCCGGCCCCGCCGCCTCCCGCGCATGACATCCCGGTGGGTGGCACGGCCAAGGCTGTTCCGGCCCCGCCAGTCGAGAAGACGGTGAGCACCGAACAGCAGGTCGGCGGGGCTATCACGGTCGGCGGCGGCATTGCCGTCCTCGGTCCGCTCGCCGGGTTCTGGCGGGACTACAAGGACGTGCTGACTGACCCCACGTTCCTCGTCGTCCTGGCGCTGCTCGCTGTCGCGGCGGGCTTCCTGCTCTGGAAGCGCGCCAAGCCTGTGGAGTTGCAGCAGTGAACTTCATCGCCCTTCTGTTTTCGACCGTCATCGGCCGCACGATCCTTATTGCCGTGGCCGGGGCGGTTTGTGTATGGTTCGCGCTATCAGCCTATACCAGCCACGTCGAACAGCGCGTCCGCGATCAGATCGAGCGGCAGAACCAGGAGCGGGCAAATGATGCGGGTCGTGCTGCTCGGAACGTTGCTGACTGTTACAGCGTTGGGGGCAAGTGGATGCAGTCCGAAGGGCGATGCGTCATGCCTCGTCTTCCAAGCCCCTAGCCGCGAGGTAAAGGGGGCCGACCGCTACTCGCAGCAGTGGGCGGATGAGACGGTTGAGCGCGGGGTGTCTGCCTGCGCATGGCGGCGTCCACGGATCGCGCCATGACCGACAAGGAGGGCCGTGCCGTGCAGATGCCGACGATCCGCTGGGACTTCAACGCTTATACGATCATCACCGTCATCGTCGCGACGGCGATGAACTATGCGGTCATGTCCCATCGCGTTGACGCCACGGAAAAGAAGGACACGGCGCTGGAGAACCGGCTCGAAAAGGCCGAGGCGGTCGGGAACCAGCTTATCCTGAACGACGCCAACTACGGCGTCCGGCTGAACAACACGATTGACGGCTTGCAGGAAGTCCGTCGTGTCGCCAACGAGCAAGCGCTTCTCCAGTCCAAGACCAACGGCGAGGTGCTGGCACAGCTATCCGCGATCCGTGAGACCTTGGCCTGGTTCCGTGCTACGCTGGAGAACAACGGCGCGTCGCGCCAGCCACGCCAACAGGGGGCACCATGACCATCACCGCTACGATCAACAAGTCTGACGGCCCGGCCACGGCCGCCGGCACGCAGCTTGGCACGACCACCTTGGCCGAGCCCGCAGCCTGGACCCGCGTGACCGCGCTGAACGGTCTCGCCCCGAGCGGCGGTGCTCGCCTCGCGATCTCGTCCGACGCGGCGGCTTTCCGGTTCGCCATTATGCCCCCGCGCTCGGCGCAGCAGACCGGCGAAGCCGACAACCCGCCGCCCCACAGTGGCCGATTGGTCAACATCGTCGGCACCATCGCCCACGCTATCGTCCCTCGGGGCGGGCAGGTGTGGGTCAAGCAGGCTTAACCGCCCCACTCATCTACGGCACTCGGCTCTGCGGGCTGTGGCCTTGGCGCGTCGGATAGCTCGACGAACATCCGCGACGTGGCCGCGCCGGGCTCGGTCTTCGGCACGACGCGGATGATCTCGCCGGCATCGGTCTGCACCGCCTGTGACAGCCGCAGTTCGATAAGCGCCTTGATCTGCCGCAGATCACCGGACGCCGGCACCTTGTCCCTGAAGTAGTTGTCGGCCGAGGTGAGCACGCGCGCCGCGTCGTAAGTCGCGAGATGGATCGAGCCGGCCCGGTTCATGTGATCCGCCAGGATCGTCGCGATGAACTTCGCCTCGCCTGCCATGGTGGCCGAAGGTTCCATCATCCGCATCGCGTAGCTCGTGTCGCCGTTGGGCAGCGGGAAGCCCTGCTTCTCCAGCCACAGGGGCTTCGTCTCCAGCGCGGCGTGGTTCTGCTTCGCGTCGTCGATGCGGACGTAGCGCGCCTTGTAGCCTTCAGAGAACCCGTAGAGCGCGGCGTCAGCCTCGTCGGCCGCGTAGATGGTGCTGGCGATACGGACGGCGTTGACGATGTTGCCTGCGCCGCGCACGGCGTCGCTGGAGCCGGCGCTGCGGACGCCCTTGGGGGTGTGGTGCAGCGCGAGCCCGGCGGCGTTGGCGAGGCGGCACAGCCCGTTGAAGGCGTCCATCACATCGCCCATCGCCGCGTTGTCGTTCTCCTCCTCGTGGTGCAGCGAGATCAGCGGGTCGAGCACGATAGCGTCGAAGCCCTCGCCCCGCATCAGGCGCGCCACCTCTTGGCAGTCGGCCATGGCGAAGGTGTGATCCCGGTTCATCAGGCGGAAGCGCATCTCCCGGCCGGGCCAGAGCAGGACGTGCTTCTCCACCTCGCGGGGGTCCAGGTCGTAGACCGCGCACACCGCGTAGAGGCGGGCTTCCATCTCGTGCCGCGTGTCCTCCAGGTTATACACGATGGTCTTGAACGGCTTCGGCACGGCGAACCCGGCGAAGCTGCGGCCGAGCGCGCCGTGAGCGGCCAGTGCCAGCGAGATACCGGACTTGCCCACGCCGCCGGGGCCGGCGAGCAGCGAGCCCTCGCCCCGCATGAGCAGGCGGTGCATGACCCAGTCGCGCGGCGGGATCGCTTCGATCGGTGTCAGCGTGCGGATCGCGAAGACCTTGCCGAACTTCCCGACCGAGGAAGGCGGCGGGGCGGGCGGCAGCACCACCGCGCCTTGCCAGTCGGCCGCAGCGGCAGCGACGCCGCCCGAGCCCTGGCGGGTCTGGAGATAGTTCTGCGCGTTCGTCGCCTTGACCAGCAGTTCTTCCTTGGTCCAGGGCGGCAGGCATCGCTCGTTCCAGTGCTCGGCCATCAGGTCGGCCGCGCGCTCGGCCGAGACGCCGATCTCGACGACACGCGCCGCGACCGCGTAGGTGGTGCTGTCGCCGCCTCGGCCCTCGACCGCGAGCGGCGCGTCCTTCTGGAGGTAGTGGATCGCGAACACGATGTCGTCGGGATCGTCGATGCTGACGGCCGCGCCGGTCTCGCGCTCCTTGGGCGTGCCGGCGACGAGGACGAAGTGCTCGGGCGCAGCCGCTGGCGGGATGTCGTTCGTAATGTGGTAGGAGCCGGTGTAGCCCTTCTTGCCGCCGGGGTCGGCGAAGAACGAGCCGGGGCCGATGACGTAGCCGCCGGCCGAGCGGATGTCCAAACCTGGCGCGATGCGGTCCACCGAGTTTGCGACATCGGGGCCGCTGAAATACTGGTGCTCGCCACCGCCGGGGGTCTTGACCGTCAGCGTCGGGGGCAGGTCGATGTCGAGCAGAGCGGCATAGCCGTTCTTGCTGGCGTCCACGTCGAGGATCAGCGTGCCCTCGCCGGCCGCCACGCCGTAGTTGTAGCGGGGCTCGAAGGTCCACCAGGCGGTGATCTTCGCCGGGTCAGTGGTGGCCTCCTCCTTCCAGCGCAAGTCCTTGGGAGGAACCTTGTCGCCGGGCAGGATCGGGAACACGCGGAACCCGCGCGCCGCCCACTCCAGCGCTGCTTCGAGGATAGTCATCAACGATCACCGCTTGCGCTTGGAGGCCCGATAACTGTGGCGCATGCCGCCAAGCTCAAGGATGTAGCCCTCCTTCTTCAGCGCCGCCCGCGCCTCACCGATAGCACGGGAGCAGCGGCTGTGAAGCTGGTCTGTGGACAGACCGTCCGTGTGCGGCGGGCGGCACACGATCCGGTAAATCTCGTCAAGGGGGAAGTCGCGAGGCTCGGCCTTCATCTTGCCGGCCAGGTCCATGTAGGTCTTGTGACGCATAGGGTTCTCCTTGTCCGCATACATTTCTATGCGTTTCACGGAAGCTGGTCAAGGACCACCGGGAGCCTGTGCCAGGATCGCCGGCCCTCGCGCTCGGCTTTGTCCTCGTCACGCCACTGCGCGGCAAGCTGGCACAGCGTGCCCCATGCCTTGTGCTTCGCCGCCTCGCTGCGGTCGTAGCGCATGGCCATGATGAACGGGTAGGCGGTTGCGCCTCGGGTGGCTTGCCGGTTGTTGAACTCGCGCTTGCAGCGGGTTCCGCAGAACCTGGCGCGCCAGTCCGTCTTGTTGATGAGCGTTCCGCAGTTGCAGCACTTGCGAGCCATAGGGTCCGTCCTAGCACGTTCGACTAGACGGACCCTATTGCATAGCTTTCTATGCGTCAAGCCTTCGGGTCGAAGCAGGGTCGCCCGAGCTTGCCCTTGCACAGGACAGCGCCGTCGTCGGCTTCGATCTCCAGCCAGGACGTGCCGTAGTGGCTTGTGCCCCCGACGTTGCCGACCATCGCCCCGAGCGAGATGAACCCGCCGCCGTGCTTGGCGAACAGGCGGTGCTCGTCATCGTCGGCGATATACTTCCGGTAAAGATCGACCTGCTTGTAGATGCCGCCGCGAAGCAGGATAGCTTGGAGCCCTTCGACCTTGTGGAACAGCTTGTCGTAGGCCGGCTTCTTCTCCTGAGAGATCGGGTGCACGTTGCTCATCATTCCCACTCCACACCGTAGAGCACCGCTTGGAACAGGGCGATGCGGTCCTGCTTATCCATCAGGTTGAGCCGCTTGCAGAGCGCCGTGGCGACACGGTGCTTGGCGGCGAAGTCGGCGTTGCTGGTGACGATCAGGTTCACATCATCCTTGCGCCAGGACATGAAGCTGTCGGCCGCGACGTTTTGGTAGTGCTCGCTGCCTTCCCAGTTGAACCCCGCCTTGGGCAGGACATCCATAACGACCGCGCTGACCGCGCGCTGGTCCGGCGCGTGGACGAGGTAGTCCCAGTCTGAATAGGCGGGCTGCGGATCGCAGGTGACGCGGGAGCCGCACGGGCTGACAGTGCAGCGGAAAGCTTCGAGTGCCTTGTGCAACTGTTCGTCGATCATTTGACATACCTCGGGTCACGCCAGGCGCTGCTGGTCAGGGGGAAGCCGCGCGCCCAGGGCGGCAGGATGGCCATCAGGCGCTGCACCTCGGCCACGTCACCGGAACCGATGGGCACCTCGAATACGCCTTCGTCATGGACGTGCAGCACCACCGGATAGCCGGCGCGCTCGCACGCCATCATGCCGTGCGCCAGGAGATCGCGGCACAGGGCCTGGATGATGTTCTCCCACTCCAGCCCGCCGTAGAGCGACACGTCGCCCCACTTGTTGCGCCGGCTGTCCCAGCCCTCGACGATGACAGAGCGGCGGATGCGCTCCCAGTCGCCCATGTCCTCCTTGGTCTCCTTGATCCGTGGCCGGAAGTAGGAGAGCGGGCGGCCCGAGGGCAGATAGATGTAGAGGAAGCTGCGGTTCCGCGCGCAGTAGATGCGGACCCGGCCGCCGAACAGGAAGACGTTCTGGCCGGGCTCGGCGACGGCCGCGACCACGGCGTCCTGCAAGGCCCACCAGCCGTTGACGATGCCGGGGTGGCCGCCTCGCCAGCCATCGACGACGTAGCGAAACGCGGTCCACTGGTCGAGCGACAGGCCGTACTTGTAGCTGCGTTCGTACTTTGCCGCCGCTGCGTCCCAGCCTTCGACCGTGGCCGCTGGCTTGACGGCCGCGAGCAGGTCGTCCGGCCGCACGCCGTAGTTCGCGCCCATGTTCATGAACGCGCCGACCGCCCCCTGGTAGCCCAGCGATAGCTCCTGGACCTTGCCGATCTGGCGCTTCGGTCCTTTGCCGATGCTCTCGACTGGCTCGCCGAATGACTTGCTGTAGGCCAGCTTGTAGAGATCGGGGCCGGTGCCGGCGTCGTATTCCTTGAAGGCTTCGATCTTCCAGCGCTCGTCGCCGAGCCAAGCCGAGCCACGTCCCTCGACGTTGCTGTAGTCACAGCCGATCAGTTCATGGCCGTCCTTCGCCACGATCATCGCGCGGGTGCACTTGCCGATGGCTCGCATGGGGACCATGCCGACAAGCTCGCACCAGTCCACCGCGTCCTTCGGGTTGCCGGCGTCCCGCAGGATCGTCAGCATCTGTTCGACTAGGGGGCCGTCTTCGTCGGGGTCGATCCGCTCCAGATTGTGGGGTTGATACAGACTTCCAGCCCACCGTCCGGTCGAAGCTTTGTGATAACTAAGCAAGCCCCTTGCTCGCTCATCGAACCCGGCGCACCTAAGTCCAGACCCATACTTCGCAAGGCTTGTAGCCTTAGCGCCGAGACGCCGCGCCTGAACGACTTGTTCAGCAACACTGTCGTCGAATAGCCTGGCGTGGGCGAGGATGTCTTCGACTTCGCCCTTGCCGATGCTGGTGACTTCGATCCCCCGCCCATTGAGCCAGTCCTTCAGCTTCTGCACCTGTGTCGCCTTGGGCACCGCGCCCTCGGTGAGCTTGTTGATCTCGCGATCCACCCGCCGCTTCGCCTCCTCCAGGAAGGCGTCGGCCCGGCGCATCGTCGCGGTGTCCAGCCTGAAGCCGCGCAGGTTCACGACCAGGTCGAAGTGATAGATGTCGCGCTCGCTGTCCGACAACTGGGGGAGCGCGTCGTCGGCGTCGATCTCGGCCAGCACGTCGTCGGCGCAGTAGTCGCCGAACTCCTGGAACCGGGCCGGGTGATCCTCGGGCTCGTTCCAGTAGATGCCGTTCGGGTCTTCGTCCTTGCGCGGCTTGCGCGGGACGGAGAAGAAGTTGATGAGCGAGCGGCCGGCGGGGTTCTTCCGGTTCTTCAGCCGCAACAGCGTGGTCACGCCGTCGAGCGAACCGAGCAGCGACATGACGTGAGCCCGCGCCATGGTGCAGTCCATCTGGTGCGGCGACATCGGGCTCCAGC